TTACACAAGTACAGAATGGTTAGATATGTGGGAAACTACATTAAAAGGAGAAATAATTAGATGGATGGAAATCCCTAACGAACTAAAACAAGACTAAGATGAGCCATACAAGAAGGAAAGCATACACCAAGAGTAAAGCCTTTGATAAGTCTTGCCGTAATGGTGGTACTTGTCCTTATTGTAAAGGTAATAGGCTGTATAAGAATCGTAAGAGGTTAAACAAAACTAAAGAAGACTAAGATGGACGAAAGAGATATAGACCACTACCTAGAGTTAGGGTATTGGGTACAAGTAAGCCCTCTAGCTAACGCAGGTTCAGGTTGGATATGCGGAGTATACAAGCGAGGTAAGAAGACAGGTAACTGGGTTACTGAATCTTCTAAACAATTCAAGACACCACACGAGTGTTTCGATTGGGCTGAGTTAGAGATACATTATTTATTAACTAAATACAAATGATATGCCGGACATTTCTATGTGTGAAGGTGGTATGTGCCCGTTAAAGGAAACATGCTACAGATTTACTGCAGATCCTAGCGAATATATGCAGTCATATTTTGGTAACCCGCCATTCAAAGAGGTAGACGGAAGTCCCACGTGTGAATACCACTGGGAAAGAGAAAAATTAATACCTAAAGACAAGTAAAATGACACAAAAAGACTTTAATGACAAGACCCTTGATGCGCTAACTCAGATAGCTGAGACGCTTACAGATATGGGCAAAACAAGAGATGCTATGTATCAATTGATACAGCTTGAGAGTATGCGAGTAGATTCAGCAGAGGATAAATTAGATATTCTTATGGGTGAGAGATGCTCTCGTATTGTAAATGAAGATGCTAAGGTAGACGATACTGATGGTATATTCGACTTACTGATGGCACATGATAAAAGTGCCAACATAGACAGTTTAATAGAATCACTAAAGAAACTAAGATGACAGAAAAAGCATTCCTCATAGGTTTAGGAGTCTTCGCAATACTACTAGTATTGTACGATAGATCCGTAAACAAACGAAATGGCCTTTAAAGTATAGCTAAAGTATACACTATAGCCATTAACAGTAAATATATTATCTTTGATTCTTTTTTCATAAGGTAAATGTAGGTAAACTCTTTACACTGAACGTTAACTAAATATTAAGAAATCATTATGTATCAAGGAACACTGACAGACACAAACGACAGAAAAGCTAACGGACAACCTGCCTCAATCAAGTTCAGAGATGAGTCTATACTTGAAGTTATGACTCACTTTAGCATGCTTATAGAAGACTGCAGCTTGACTGAGATAAAAATTAAAATAGTTAAGAAAGATGGCAAAGTTTGAGTGTAAAATATGTGGAGCCAAGTTAGAACTGGCGAAACATACAATGAAAGTAGAAGAGGGGAAAGTAGTTTCTCCTGAAGCTATGTGTTGCAAGACCTATATGACTAGCATTCGAGAGAATAAAGGTTTAGGAGGTATTATTAAGAAGCCTGGCGGTACAGTCAGCGGTAAAATTTAAAGAATGGCATTATCAATACTAGTAATCGCAGTAGTAACTACGGCGATAGCGGCATTAATCGCAGGAATGTTAATCATTTTAAGAGAAAGGAGAAATGAAAGGAATAATAACAAGACTAATCTCAGAGTCAAGCAAGAGAGGGAAGAATTTAAGAGTAGTCCAAAGGTTACTAAGAGTAAAGCACCGCATAAAGATAAGTTTAGAGGCGTTAAAAAGAAGAAAAAGAAATTTAAACTAACTAAAAATGAGTAAAGATTGGTGGGATGACTTATCAAATCATCCTGCAAACTCCAATGACTCTCCCTCTGACTACCCTATCCTTGTAAAGGATTTAGATGATGTAGAGGTCGATGGGATTGATACTAAAGATTATCCAGACTTCTGTGAAGCATATATATCTTCTGCTGTATTATACGGTAAGGAATGCACTGAGGCACAGTTAGAGGAGATCAACAACGATCAAGACTTTGTGTACCAATGTGTACTTAACCATTTATACTAAAAGATTATGAACGATAAATCAATTACCTCGTACAGAGACTTAAAAGACATACTCTCTGTGCGTCAAGCAGAAGTACTCCAAGTTATACAACATCTAGGCCCTAGTACCAATCGTATGATTGCTAGATATGTAGACTGGGATATTAATCGAGTAACTGGAAGAGTTAAAGAACTTAGAGAGAAAGGACTAGTAGTATACGCAGGTGACTACTTTGACAAGGAAACAGCAAGAACCGTGAACTTATGGAAAACAGTGTAACAAAGTTAATTGAGGTAAAAGACCGTGAACAAAAGAAAGCATTGAATGCTTGGGCTAACGCAGGATTTATAGGAAGTATAATAGCAGGTACCGGTTTTGGTAAGTCAAGATGTGGAGTATTAGCTGCTGCACATGTACTTCGTAAATCTGCAGATGCTAGAGGAATAGTGCTAGTACCTACAACACAATTGAAAGATCAGTTCGCTGCAGAATTCAGTAAGTGGGGTAAAGATAGTTGTTTACCTCAGTTAGAGTTTGTATGCTACCAATCTGCGTATAAGTTAAAAGGTAAGAGCTATGACATAGTAGTATGTGATGAGGTTCACCTAGGTTTATCTCCTAAGTATCGTAAATTCTTTGAAAATAACAGCTATAAGAAACTACTCTGTATGACGGCTACTGTGCCTGAAGAATTAGAGTATGCTGTTAAGCTTCAAGAACTTGCACCTACAAATTATAGGATAAGTCTAGATCAATGCGTATCTTTAGGTCTAGTTTCTCCGTATGAGATACACTGTATTCCTGTATCATTATACAAGAAGGAGAGGAAAGATTACATTGAGATTAACAACATGTTTATAAAGTGGAAGTACGAGTTGGGCGACGACGCATTCAACGAAGCTAGGAGAGCGCTGGCAAGTTCTTCATCACCACCTTATATGAAACATGCTGCTGCACAATTCTACAACTGTATAAGAAAGAGAAAGAAGATAGTAGACTTTGCTAAAGCTAAAGTTACAGCCTTAAAGAAGGTGGTAAAAAATGCTAAAGGAGACAAAGTACTAGTATTTTCAGGGGCTAACGCATTTACGGATACGTTAGCGGAAGCCACAGCTCCAAACTCTACAGTTTATCACAGTAAGAAGTCTAAGAAACAGAGAGACTTAGCTATCTCAGATTTTAAAGACGGTACTAAGACAGTATTGTGCAGTACAAAAGCGCTAAACCAAGGATTTGATGTACCTGATGCAGGTATAGGAGTAATCTGTGGTTTAACTAGTAAGTCCTTATCCATGGTTCAGAGGGTAGGTAGGCTTATTAGATTTCAAGAGGGAAAGATTGGTAAAATCTATATCCTATATGTAAAAGATAGTCAAGAAGAAAGATGGCTAGAGAGTAGTGTAAAAGACTTAAAAAACATCATATGGCACGAGAAATAGAAAGATATGCAGATTGAGATAGACATAGAGTTGTTGACAGCTAATGAAATAAGCGCCGACGACTACCTAGCTCTGTATGCTATTTACAGGAAAGGCTTTAAAACCCTACGTTCTCTAAACTTGTCTCCTAATTGGATAGCCCTTGAAGAAAAGGGATTGATAAAATTAGGATCATCACACGAAGAATCTGTGATACGACAAAAGTTTATAGATTTATTCTCAAGTGACTTTGACCAAATGTTTAACTCTTTACTACTTGCATACCCGATGAAGGTGAGAACTGCCACAGGTGTGCGAGTACTACACGCCTCTGACCCTAAATCTAAAGCTAATAAGAAAGCTAGAGATAGGTATAAGAGGATTGTAGGCAGTAAAAAGTTTGTCCACGACCGTATAATGAAGTTGCTAGATGTGCAACTACGTATAGAAAGGGACAATTTAGGATACCTACAAAACTTGGAGGTTTGGCTTAATAATCATACTTGGGAAAAGTATGTAGACGTAGAAGAAAATGGAAAAGAATCCGCAGAAAGAACCGTTAGAAGACTCTGATATTTTCAAAGCTAGGGGTTTCCAAAGAATAGATAGGGCTGTTAATCAGTCAATAGCTATTGTAAAGGAAGCAAAGCTAGGTAATAGAGAGGTCTTTCCCACGGCGTGGCCAAGGCTAAACAGAAACTTGCTAGGAGGATTACAAAGAAGTAAGCTCTATGTAGTAGCAGGTAGACCTGGAGTAGGTAAGTCTGCTTTTAGTAATCAACTTATCTTTGATGTGTTAGATACTAACCAACTGAAAAATGTTAAGGTATTGTACTGGACATTTGAAATGCCTGGGTATCAGCAAGTAATGCGTTCAGCATCTAAAGATGTAAGGAAAGAGATAGGTGACTTATTATCTATAGACTCTCCCTTATCTGATGTTGACTTTAGAACATATGCATCTAAGGTTCAAAAGTATAGTAAGTATGAGATATACTTTAACAATATACCTAGAACAATGGAATACATTATGCAAACTAATGAATCATTGCATGAAAGTGACCCTAATTCTGTAGTAATCAACCTGTTTGACCACTCTAGATTGATTAGAGGTAATGAGGAGACGGAACTTAAGAAGCTTAATACCATATCAAAAGGATGTATGTTAATGCAGTCTGAGTTTGGTGTTATAAATATCTTACTATCCCAACTGAATAGAAACATAGAACAAGAGCATAGAGCTAAAAATCAATACCAACCACTCTTAACGGATTTGTTTGGTGGAGATAGTATAGGGCAAGATGCACACGTTGTTATGATTCTTAACAGACCTTATGATCTGTATAATATCACGGAGAAGTACTGCGACGAAGACCCTAAGGGTTTGCTAGCAGTGCATTTAGAGAAGAACAGAGATGGTATGCTTGGAATGATAGGCTTTGAGGCTGACATGAGTACATTCACAATTAAAGAGAGAAAATAAATGATACTACCAACAGAGAAAGTAAAAGCTGCTAGGAAATCACCTAAGAATATGGTGATTTATGGGGCCCCAAAGGTGGGGAAGACCACAGCATTGACTGCTTTAGATAACTGCCTTATTATAGACCTTGAAGACGGTTCTGATATGGTAGATGCTTTAAAAGTTAAGGCATCGAATCTTAAAGAACTTGCAGAGATAGGTAAAGCTATAATGAAAGCAGGTAGGCCATACAAATACATAGCTATTGATACAGTATCAAAGCTTGAAGAGTGGTGCGAAGAGGATGCCAAGAAGTTGTATATGACAACTCCTATGGGTAAGAACTTCGAAGAGAAAAACCCTGGAATGTCTATACTATCATTACCTAACGGTGGTGGATACTTATACCTACGTATAGCGTATAAGAAATGGATAGACAAGATAGCAATGCTTGCTGATCACATCATACTCGTCGGACACCTTAAAGATAAGGTACTTGACAAGAAGGGTAAGGAAGTGATTGTTAAGGATTTAGATTTAACAGGTAAGCTTAAACAGATTACATGTGCAAATGCAGATGCAGTGGGATACATATTCAGAGAAGACGAAACAACTATGATTAGTTTCAACTCTTTAGATGATATAACTGCAGGCTCTAGATGCGAACACTTAAAAGGTAAGACTATCCCTATAGAATGGTCAGAAATATTCATTGATTAAAATACGAGTGATGATTGAAGCTAGAACACCAAACGCTGTAACAGAAACTACAGAAAACACAACAAAGATGGAAACACCTACGACTATTACAACCTCTATGATCTTATTAGATTTAGAGAACGGAATCGACCGTCCAGGAATCAAAGAAAAGTACAACCTAGAAGGATGGGAATTGACAGAGATGTTCAAGCACCCTGTATTGAAAGGAAAGAAAGCGTCAAGAAAACGTAGAATGTCTTTTAACTTTGTAGATGATACACCTACTGAAGCTGTAACTACTACTCAAACAGACTTAGTAGAGTCTATTGAAGAGGTTACTACTGATGCTCACCTAGAGCAAGAGGCAGAGGATCGTGATCAATTTGAAACAGCTATGGAAGCTGAGCAAAAAGAAGATACATTTTCTGACGGATTTGACGAAGAGTAAACTAAAAATTTAATTTTAAATAAGCAACAAAATGGCTATTAAAAGCAATTCAAGCGAGCAACAAGTATCAGGTGGTGGAGTAACATTATACTCTGGACTTAGTAATTTCAATGTTATGGCAGTTAATCCTACAATGGAGGAACTACATGCAATGGACATCAAGGTTAAGACTGAGCCTAACTATTATGTAGAATTCAGTGGAGAGGAATACTTCAAGCTAACGTTCTGGATTAAGAATGAGAACCTTACTACACGTATGGAAATTCTTATGCAGAACAAGGAGAGAGTATCTCAATCAGGTAAGAATCAATGGATGAATGCTACAGGGCAGTCAACTTGGTCAGAAGGAACACCTACATATGACTGGTGGAAAAACCCAGAGACTTCTCGTAAAGCTTACACCGGAGAAGAAACATTAATCAACTTTGTTAAGGCATGGGCTAACGTAGCATATGGTGACGAAGTATCTTTTGAGACTATGAGTAAGATAGTTAAAGGAGACACAACTGAGCTTAAAGCTTTAGTTAAAATGCTAGAAGGTAATCAAGTAAGATTACTTGTAGGAGTTAAGGATGGTAAATACCAATCTGTATACCTTAAGACCTTTGGTAGAGTTAAGCCTCAGAGAGATGACTTCTTTATTAAGTCTCTTAATGATGACTATGGTACGTTCAATGCAGAGTTTGCTACAGATCTTAAGTGGGGAGAATTCTCACCGCAATTGGCTGTAGTTACTCCAGACACTGACACTGTTACTGAGGACGATACTTGGGTATAACCTATGATTAAAAGTAGAAAAAGTGAAGATCACCTCCATACGGGGGTGATCCTTTCCAAGATCAGCGAGTACGATATTTTTAGATACTATTGCCCACTCTTTTTAGAGTGCGACGAAAAGTTTTGCAGCACACTACGGGACGATAAAAGCCCTAGTTCATGCATAACTGTTTGGAGGGGAAGGCTATTGTATAAAGATTTCGCATTTACTGAACACACTTTTGACTGCTTTAATTATGTTAAACATAAATATTCTTGCACATTCGTAGAAGCTTTAACTATTATAGATACAGACTTTAACTTAGGACTTACGTCTCACGAAGCTAGTACCTCATTTACTATGGGATACATGGGTAGTGTTACAAACAAGAGACCTGTAGCTAAGAAAGTAACTATAATTAAGAAGAAAACACGGCCGTGGTCTCTAGAGGATAAGGTATATTGGGAGAAATATTTAATTACTAAGAAAACTTTAACTACTTTTGGGGTAACTCCTATTAAATATTATTGGATAAACAGCAGTAGATTTAGCTGTGATGCAACCACATACGCTTATCAATTTGGTACAAAGTATAAGATATACGCACCAAACGACGAACGAAAGTGGGTAAGCAATACAACTAATACCCATATTCAGGGGTATTCACAATTACCTGAAACGGGGCACATTCTAATACTAACCTCTTCTTTGAAAGATGTTATGTGTTTACACGAGATGGGATTACCAGCCATCGCTTTACAAAGTGAAATGGTAATGCCAGACAGTAAACTGATAGCAAAGATGAAAGAAAGGTTTGAAAATGTATTTATATTATACGATAACGACTTTACTAACCCGGATAACCCTGGCCAAACAATGGCTAAGAAGATCTGTGCTGAGTATGACCTATCTAATATAGAAATACCTACAGAATGTGGCTATAAAGATGTATCTGATCTTATCGCAGGAGGATACACGTTTGAAGACGTTAAAAACTTACTAATTATACACTAATGACTCCAACTTACTACACCAACAGAGAACTCAGATTAAAAATAGACGCTATATTAAAAGAATGTGCGTCAATTTTCGCTAACTTAGGGACTGGTTCTGATCTTGATCTTAAAACAGATGAAGCAGCAGACTCCAAAGAACAGGAACTTTTATTTAAGATTAAAGACTTGGACGAAGAGTTCTTTACAAATAAGCTAGCAACTGAACCCACACACGATGCAAAAACAACAATCTAAAGGTAATAAGAAGGTACGAAATGCCACCGCTAAGGTATATAAAGGGATAAAGTTTAGGTCTAAGTTAGAGCTATTCTCCTATATAAAACTAGAAGAGGCAGGCATCAAAGCTTTATACGAGGAAACAAGATTTACTCTTATGGAAGGGTTCATTTTTGACTCCTCAAGTATAGAGCCTAGTACTAGAGCACTTACTAAAGGTCAATTTATAGACAACACTTACAAAATACGGAACATAACCTACACCCCTGACTTCGTAGACCCCAATGGTAAATGGATTATTGAGGTAAAAGGCTTTGCAAATGATGTATTTCCTTTAAAATGGAAACTATTTAAAAAGCACCTACAGGATTCTGGAGAGGATATTCCTATTTTATACTTACCCAAGAATCAAGGGCAAGTATTAAAAGTGATAGACATGATTAAAGCGTTGTAAAGTATGTATAACTTCGATTAAAGGGCCCAATTAGGGCCCTTTCTTTGTTTAAAACAATTAAAAATGACACACGAAGAGAAGAGAAGAGATCCTACAGAGGGTATACTACTTAATATGAAACCAGGAGCCCTAATTGTGGTATTCTATGGGAACTATTCCTGTAAAGGGATATTTGGAGGATTTAAATCTCAGACAACTGGTATGTATGAAGGCCTAAGAATGCACTACTACTCCCTTTATAATTCTGACTTCCAAGATAGTAATGTATGGATAAAGAATAAACTAGCGGAGTGGAAGGTAGGCAAAGGAAGACCATATCTATCTCAGATACATGCTCACGCAGAGCGTAGAGTATTCCCAATAGGGGAAGAGATGCTATCAGAGTATGAAAAAGAGTATTATAACGTAGTAAAAGAATTGATATGAGCATAAAAACAATTGACAGGCCTATAAAAGGTTCTGCCGGCGTAGCAAAGAAGATAAACAAAGGAGCAGAGAAAATGGTATTTGACATATTACAGTCAACCCAATATTCTATGCC